GCCGTCTACGTCTATGTCTCCAGAGATGTCTAAACTAGCACCTGTTAATACACCTGCTACTGTTAAGGTGGAAGCCATATCAACAGCTCCGTCTATATCTACTACATCTAGGTTAGTAGTTCCGTCTACGTCTATATCGCCTGAGATGTCTAGGGAGGTAGCTGTTAAAACTCCTGTTACTCCTAAAGTACCACCAACTGTCATATCGTCAGTTACGGTTAAATCGTCTTGTACTTTTAAATCTACTACGTTAAGACTAGCAAAAGCGTCAACGACTGCTGCTCCGCTTCCTGCTCCGTCTGAGTAAACTGCTTTTACATCCCCTGGTGGGATAGTAATATTAGCTCCACTACCTTGAGAAATTATTATATTTTGAGAACCGCTAGTAGCGTTTTCAATAAACCACATTTTACTAACGGTGTTAGGTCCAATAGTGATAGTACAAGCTGAATCTAAAGTACCTGTATATTTAAGGTACATTGACCTTCCTGGATCAGTAGATCCGTCAGCTATAGTTGTTGTGTGTGTGTCAGCGTTAGTTGTTATTGCTTCTGTGCCGTAACTGAATGCTTCTGCTATAAGTTCTAGGTTTGTGTTAGTAGTATCGCCCCATGTCCCTGATTCATCACCAGTGGCGATTTCTTTTAACCTAAGATCATTAACGTATGTTGCCATGTTTGTCTCCGTTCGAATTTATTATAAGTTGTTTTTTCATAAAAGTTAAGCCACTTCTTCCCAATTAGGAGTATTAGTGTTTGTTACTGATTGCCAACTAGGTGTGTTAGTAGTGGTTATATTTTGCCAATCTGCGTCTTGATTTGTATCTACCTCTCCCCAAACTAAAATAGAACCAAGCACTGAAGTAGCTTGCCCTAGTTCTAAATTAATATTCGCTAACCCAGTAACGGTTATTTCGCCTAAGGAACTTGTACTAGAAACACCAGTTACAAAAACATTATTAACTGTGGTGACTGAACTTGTGCCTAAAGCTGAAGTACTAGCTAATCCACTTATTGATAAATTATTATTAGTGCTTAGTGTAGTAGTTCCTAAAGCTGAAGTACTAGCTAACCCACTTACCGATAAATTATTGTTTGTTGATAAAGTTGTTGTACCTAAAGCTGAAGTACTAGCTAACCCACTTACTGATATTGTTTACTGAAGTAGTTGTGGCTGTACCTAAGTTACCTGCTGCTAATAAACTTGAAACAGATACATTAGCTTCAGCTTGAATAGTAACACTTACCGCCCCTAAACTAGCGGTAACTCCACCTACTGAAGCTACAGCTTGAGCATTAACTGCTACAATTGGTGTACCTACTGAACCTGCTGCGGGTGCGGTAATTGAAACTGGGATACTGCCTTCGCCAAAAGCGAGTTGACCCCAAGTGCCCCGACCCCAACCGTTTAGGTACTGGGCCATTTTAGGCTATACGTATAATCGCTGTGTCTGCTGCTGCTGCTGGAAAAACTATAGTAAAGTCTCCTGCTGTTGATGTTTTATCTCCACCAAAATCAATAGAAGCTACCGCTCTATCTGAGTTAGTGTCGTTATAGATAAGACAACCCCTAGCAGTAACGGTTGCGTTACTAAAAGTAAGGTCAGAGAAATCTGTGAAACCTGTTGTACCGCTTGAAGTAGGATTAACATTTGTTAATGCTGCTCCTCCTGCGGTGTAATTTGTTCCACTAGTTTCATTAGTAGTTGAGTACGCTGTTGTACTAGCTCCTAGTGTTGCAGAACTAGTGTATAAAGCAAGTTTAAAACTATTTCCGCCACTCGCTAAAAAATTGTGCTTGGCTTCTAAAAGTTCTTTTTTAAAACTTGTGGTGAGTGTTGATGATATTGCCATTATTTAAGTTCCTTTAAAATCTTAGCCATCTCTTGATGACCTTGAGTTGTAAGTTCAGCATTCATTGTCACTACGTGACTGTTGATTGCTTGTTTAATATGATATAATACTTGTTCATAAATAGCTAGTCTGTATGCTTCAGCTTGTTGTCGTATGTGTGGTGCAGCGTCTGCTGATATTCCACATATTCTCGCTGTGCATCTTTCTGCCCAAAACTCTGGAGTGTGTCCACCTAAATTAGTTGTAGCTACGCCAATAGTGCCTAGCCCAGCTGTTGTATCTACTTCTATCATGCTTGAGGCTGTCTCCTTATTTCATCATATCTAAATTGATCTCTAGTATCTTTAGCTTCTCCTAAGTTTTTAAGTGAGGCTAAAGCTTCTTGATAACGTTGTTCGTAGACTGGAATAGTCTCAAAATTTTTCAAATATGTGCAAGCTTCTACTAAACTACCGTACAACATAGCATTCATTGCATTTTCTGATAACCAAGTAGTTCCGCTATCAGAACCTGCGGTTAAAGAAGCTGGTCTGTAAAAATAGTGAAGTTCAAAAGTAAATCCTGTACTTGGGGTAGGAGCAAGAATAAATCTTTCTTGGTCAAATTCTGCATAATACTCTGGGGTGCCTGTAGTCGCTGTAGCTGGTTGGTAATCTCTTATAAAAGAAACATGCTTTAATTTTAAAAAGTTATAGTTACTGTCACTGTCAATTACTGCTAAACTAAAAGGAGCTAAAAAATCACTAGGCATAGCCAAATATGTGTTACTACTAGAACCAGTTCCTGTTACATTTTTCCTGAAAACGTCAAGCTGAACATTTTTTAATATCCGTTCTTCTGTGCTTTCAATAAAATTGTCAATATTACTCACTAGTGAAGTTTCTGTACTTTCTATGTAATCTTGTATAGCTGTTTTTAATGTTGATTTAGTCCAACTCATATTATTATGTTACTATATTTACGCTACCTAAGGTAGCAGTTAGTGTTGTCATAGTGAATTGAGAACCTATTGTATCACTATTTTGTGACCACATAATAGGTGAACTTACCCCGTTACTATCCACAGGGTTAGAAACAATCACTTTACCTAAATGTTTAGTAGGTGCTTGTTCTGTAGGTCTTGGATCTCTTAAAGCTTCTGGGTCTACTCTGTGTACTATAGGGTCAAGTTGTGGATGCTTAGGTTCATAACATTCTTCACAGACTCTAAGATTATTCCACTCTTTTCTAAGTTCAAGATACCCGTATACAAAACCACACCTGTCACACCTAGCTAAAGATTTTTTACCAGCAGCATATGCCATTAATATGAACTCCTAGCGGGAGTGAGGTATAAAGAAGCCCTGTTTCTATCTTCTTGAGCAGCAAGCTGAAAATCTTGTTCATATTGTTGTTTCATTATGCCAGCTTTTTCAGGGTTCTTTTTTAAAGCTAAATAATAAGCTAATCCACTAGCCATACAAGGTATAAACCTTGAAGGTACTTCTGGGTCTTGGTTAGAAGCTGACGCGTCATCAATTCTTTGTATAGTATTAGCTACTAAAGTGTAAGTTGAAACATTGTCAGGGGTTGGCCAGATTTTAAGTACAGGAGTAGTTTGCCTGTCTAAAAATATTTGTGTTGGTCTTCCTTGTATAGTTTTATCTGGTATGTTTAAGTACTCTGTTCTGCCTATACGTTCTACGCCTAAATCAGTAGAATTACCGCTACTGTCAGTAACTTTAACTATAGCAGAAACTATATCAATATCGTACGCATTTAAAGTATAACTAGCTGTGCCTGTGGTTAGGCTTGTGCTTACTTGATCTATTGTCCAAAGGTTTACACCCCTATTTGACCAATCAGCGAACATGATATTTAATGAACGCCTAGCAGTTTCAGCATCATAACCAGTCCTTAATTCAAGACCAGCTAATTCGTACGCTTCTTCTATAGTGTCTGCTATACTAAGTTTAAACGTTTTAGTGCCAGAAGTAGCCATTACTAGAAGGTTTTAATTACTGTTAAAACAATAACGTAAGAATCTCCACTAGCATGTCCTGTGGTAGTCAAGTTAATATCACCTGTTTTACCAGAACCAGATGTATTTTGTATACCACCAAACTCTGTGAAATCTAACTGATCACTATAGTTTTCATTTAAGTCTAAACAAATAGTGTCGGTAGTAGCATCCCAGAGTAGTTTTACACTCATACCAAAAGTTGTGTAAGAAACTTTAGCTAGTTTACAACCAGTGCAAGTTGCACCGTCTGATTTTCTAGTAGCTAAAGCACTTACATCAATTTTAGTTACAGCTGACTCACCTGTACCGTCTGACGTATTAGTTAATTGAATAACCGCTTTTCTATCATCATCAACAATTGTTGTTGAGGTTACTGCGTCTGCCATAAGTTATCTCCTATTAAGCGTCAGCGAATGGTGTAACTATTGTTCCTGAACCGATTAACAATGAATCATGAACAAGATAAGTAGCTGCATCAATAGCTGTAACTTTTACAACACTACCTGCTATACCACCTTTAGTTGAACCGTTCATTGTCATAACATCATTACTTGCTGCTGGGACAAAAGCTTTTTTAGCACCGTCGTCTACAGCAATAAGTACCGCACCTTCAAATTTGTCAGTGCCATCAGTTAAAATGTCTAAGTCTGTTGCTGCTGTTTCTATTACAAAATAGAAAGAAGCACCAATATTATTAGCTTGGTTTGGGTCTGTAGAATCGCTTGGTGTTGTTGATACTATTGAAGGTAAAGTAAACTTACCATCAGCATCATTACACAACAAGATTTTTCCTGCGTGTGCCTCTACCGTTAAAGTAGTATCTGCGGTTAAAGAAACAGAGTTATTAACCCCTGCTGAAATAAATCCTGCCAATGATTTGACTGGACCTGAAAAAGTTGATTTTGCCATAATTTCCTCCTAAGGAAATAAGTTCTACTGTCTTGGCTTGTCTGCTAGGTCAGTCTGTAGAACAAGTTAATAAATCCTAGAACTAAATGATATACCTTATTCTGTAAAAAAGAAAGGGAGCCGAAGCTCCCTTAAAAATTCGAAAAACGAATTTATGCTCCTGGGGAACCGTAGATTCCACGCCAGTCACTAAAGCCGAAAGAGTATCTCTCTCTAGCTTTGTATCTAACGTTACCAGTTTCAAAATCACCTTCCATGCCTGTTGACATAGCAGATCTAACGAAGTGTTTTAACCCGTTAGGTGCATCTGTTTTGATGAAGAATGCATCTGTGTCAGTCAAGTAATGATTAACAACATATCCATCAGGGAGCATTCCCATGTTTTTCAATGCGTTAATGTCATTGTCAGAAGTACCAACTCTACCAGCAGTTTTTAAAACTCTCTCAGCTACAAACTGTAGTTGAGGTGGTATGATTAGTTTTCTTGCTTGAACATTTACTTTAATGCCTCTTTCATCAACAAATTGTGATATGTCGATCATCGCGTTTTCTAATGAAGTTTCATTAAGATCAGCTGCTGTGCTTGGCTCGTTTGATTGATCTCCACCTGATAAGGTAGGGTGATCTGTAGCCATAAGTGGTTTACCGTCGCCTCCTGGGAAGGAAGTTGAGAAACCATTATTAAGTACATTTGCTGCTTTCACTTGCTTAGTAGTAGCCATTGATCTAGCTAAAGCTTTTGTGTATCTTGAAGATAAGCTGTCATAAAGGTTGTCCTCTATTGCTTCTTCTGTCAACGCAAACGCTAAAGCTACAGTTTCGTGGCTGTACCTTGCTGTGAAAGTTTCTTGTGCTGTATCATAAGTTACGGATGAGCCTTCGCCTTTGACTGGGGCTTGACCGAAACCTGATAACATTACTTCTTCCTCAAACGCTCTATCTGAATTCTCTGTATCAAAGATTTCAGTGTGTTCGTTTTCGTATCTGTCGTACTCAAGACCAAAAAGTGCATTTAGTCCTGGTTCGAGTTCTTTTACTAGTTGAGCTCTATTAATTGCCATTGTATATCACCTTTTAGCTATTGCCGAATACAGAAGCTGGGAATGTTACATACACTCTAGCGTATTGACCAATAGAATTGTTTGGCTTATCTGGGAAGCCTACTACTGTCGCAATACCACTAGAAGTTGTAGTTGTCACACCTTCTTTTGATCGACCTGTTGAAGTATTACCTGCTGTAGTACTAATAGTATTTGTTGTGCCGATAGATGCTTGAGTAGGAGTACCAGTAGACTGAGCCTCGTAAACAATATCTGGATCGACATAAACAAATGCTTTAGCATTCGCAGAACCTAAAGTAGCAGTGTCGGCAGTCCACATGTTCGAAAACACTACTGAACCGTCGGTTGCTTGGTATTCTACACCGTAAAATACGCCGAGTGGGGTACCTGTTGCAGTACCTTGGATAACCAGACCACTAGAAAGATTAACAACATCTCCTGAAAAGATAGATGCGTTAGTTCCGCTTGCTATTGCAAACTCTGAAGGTCGGATTACGCCACCTGACATATGATAAGCTGGTGTGAATCCATCTGGGGCGTTTATATTTGCCATTTTAATTCACCTTATAAAAATAAATTTTATTAAAGTCCTTAATATAAATTAAGAACCACCTTTACCAAATGTAACCTTTGATGATCTATTAGGAGTACTAATAGGCATTACTTGGTTACTTTCTCTCATAAGATCATTATCAACTGCTTGAATCTGTTGGTCAGCAACATTTTGATAGTATGCTCTCCTTTCATCAACAGTCTCCTTGGGTATCTTAGCGAGAATTAAGCCACCAACTCCTATGACACCAGCATGTTTACCTTCATCAATACTAGGAGCTTCAAAATCAGGATGATCTTCAGCTCTTACGGGTTCCCAACCTTCACGAATACGTTTTGACATATTCGCTGGGTCGTTTTGCCCTATCATTGACTCTCGTATCCATCTGTATACATATCCCTGTGGTGGGGGAGGTGCGTCTAATAAAGACGGGGGTTGCCAAGGTTTACGACGAGAAACTTTGTCTCGACTTTCAGCAGATCGTGGAGTTCGATCTGTTTGAGTAGTATTTTTTTCATCTACCATTTTTTACTCCTTAATATGCTTAGCATATTCTTCTAGTGGCACACCTAATCTTTTTGCTATTGCTACTTGACTCGGTGTGAGTTTTATAGTTCTACGTGATCGAGCTCTAGTAGTTCCAACACCTTTGCTAGAACCAGCTACCGTCTCTTTCACTTCTTTTTGAGTATTCCCTAATTTATGAGGGAATGCCTCAGCAAGTCTTTTATCTACTTCTTTATAATATTCATCAGAAGTAGGATCATAACCTTCGCCTTCTGTGAGCTGTCTATGGAACGCAAAAGCTGCAGTTGTCATAGCTAGGTCATCCCCAAACCACTCATTTTTATCTGCCCAAGCTTTCGCTTTTGGATCAGGCTGTGGAGCCTGTTGTTGTTGCTGGGCAGGTTGAGTCCATTTAGGAGCTACCTGTTGCTCATCAGGAGTAACTTTTTTTTCTGCTTGAGGTTTTACCCTTTTTAAGCTTTCTTCCTCAACCGCTAACTTGGCTAATTCTTTTTGAGCTTCTAGTAAAGCGTCTGTATCACCTGATTCATACGCTTTTTTATACCTCTCCTGAACCGAGTTAAGTTCACTTGTTACTCGTGTACTATATTCATCATATAGGTTCTTATCGGTTTTTGAAAGTTTATTTTTAGTTTTATTTAATTCTTCTTGAACAGACTGAGCGTATTCTATGGCTGCTTGTTCTCTTCTTTCAGATTCTCTAACCTTATAAGTTAGCTTATTGATACGTTTTTTAACGCCTTCGCTATAGTCTTCTATTTCTTCTTGTTGTTCTGAGTTGACTACTTCTTCTTTTTCTTCTGATTCAGTTTCTTCAGTTTCACTTTCTGGAAGTTCTACTTCTGTTCCTTCATCTTCTTGTTCTAATACCTGCATAGCTTCTTCTGCCACGTTATTCTCCTTGTGTGCGTAATAAAATTAAGCTGATTGTATATCTTCTGGGTCAGAGACAACAGCTAAAATTTCATCATCGTTTAATAAACGCAGTTCGCCACCCTCAATTTTGAGTCTAGCTCCTGCATACCTTCCAAATA